TTTCGGACGAACCCTACAAGGGGGCTGGTGCTACAGTGAGCGCAGGAGGCTACCCATGGAAAACACTACCCCTACTGAGATTGCCGACGCGCCGACTGAGCAAGTAAAGCCTGTCAACTGGTACAGCGGGTGGCGATTGTTGGTTACGGCAACTGTTACCGTCATTGGGGCAAAGCTGATCGGCATCGTTGGCCTGCTGTTTGCTGTTCCCATCTTCCTATGGCTGCAACCAAAGCGCGGCGCTTGGATGGCGCTCGCTGTGGCTGTAGGGGCCGGGATTATTATGGCGGTGCTTTACAGCGCGGTGATACTTCCAGCGTTCAACAACAAGCATGACGCCATACAAACTCAACCGGCAGAGGCTGAGTGGTGGAAAAAAGGCGCCACACCGCTCAATTAGTTTTTCCGGTACTGCTTTCCGTCTGGGCCAATGTACACAGCGCCAGATGGCAATGCCGCGAGTTGCTGCGGAGAAGAAACAGCAACTGGGCCTGCTCCCTTCCCATCCCCGCCAAACCGCTTCATCTCCCCAGTGCGCTCATTGACAGCGGCAAGCACGCCTTCGGTCTTGTTGCCCATGGCATCCGTACCGCCCTGCAATGCAATAGCTTTCCACTGGTCGCCCTTAGCACCATTGAGCGCGCTAATCTGCGCCTGCGCCTGGGCTTTTTGCTCAGTCGTTGCGTTCGGGTCCAGCAGGGTGTTGCGCAGGCTCTCAAGCTGCGCCTGTGCCCGCGTCTTGAACCCTGATTCGGTTTCCTGCATGGCCAGCGTGCGCTCATCAATTCCAGCCTTGCGCTGATCGCGCGTGGCAAAGCCCTGCTCGCGTAGGCTGGTGCGCTGGTTCTCGCCGGTCTGCTGCATGGCTGCGCGGGCGTTGCTTTGGCCTTGGGCCATTGCCTGCTGCTGGCCCTTTACTTCTTCGCCTTGGAGTGCGGCGTCCGTCTGCAGCGCCTGCATGTAGGCTGCGCGCTCGGGCGATACGACACCTTTGCCGTGCTGGTCCCATCGCCCACCGTTGTTCATGATCGAGCTGGCCGAAACACGTAGATTGCGCAAATCGTTTTCCGACTTCCAGTTGTTGCCGGAGTGGCGCACGGATGGCGCTTGGAAGCCCTTGGCCTCGACAGCGCCAAGCATCGGCACTTGGGCCAGGGCCTGGGCCACGGGCTGGGCGGGCGCTGGTTGCGCTGCTTGCTGCGAGAGGCTGGGCACCTGAACAGCAGGAGCAGCTCCGCCTCGCTGTACATCGGTCATCACTTCTGGTGCCTGCGCCTCCATCGGAGTCGCTTGCGTGTTTGCCGAAAGGCGCATGTCGGTTGGATTGGCTGGAACCGCAGGCAGCGGCTTTTGAAACGGTGCTGCAATGGAGATCAATGCTGACCTGGTGCCGCCAATGCTCTGATTGCGCTGGGCAATGGATTGGTCAATCGCTGCGATGTTCGGGCTGCCAACGGGCTGCGCGTCGCGGGCACGGCGCAGAGCAGCCAGGGCCTGATCTTCCACACCACCACCTCCAGCCAGCCGCTGAACCGGAGTCTGAAACCCGCGCACGTCGCCGCCGTCAGCAAACTTCTGCGCGGGCTGCATCGGGTCAAAGCCGACAGGAGGACGGCGCGGCGTAACCGATGTGTCCACAGGAGCGGTGCTTGGCACTGCTGGCGTCGTGTCGAATCGCCCGCCGTTGTTGGTGATCGAGCTTGCAGATACGGCGTTGTTGCGTGCGGTGAATGAATCCACCGGCTTGGCCACTGCTTGCGGTGTTGCCGGCGGTGTTGCCATTGCGGACAGCGCAGGGGTTGCGGGGGTAGTTGCAGGGGTTGACGGTTGCATGTACTGCACAGCCTGCACCACGGGAGCGACTGGCGCTGGGCGTGGAGGTGCTGGCGTAGGAACTGGAGAGGAAGAGCTGAACGTACCGCTGGGCTGCTGCCCATTGACCGTGATGTTCCCGCCCACATTGCCGCCGCTGTAGCTGTTGCCGATGCGGGTTACATCGTTGGTCACTTCGCCACCGATGGCGAACCCCTTCGCGCCACGTCCTTGGACTGCGCCTCCATTGGCGAAGTACACACCCGCATCCTTGGGCGAATGTGTCGCATCTTTCATCATCCGCAGTGCGTTTATTCCAACAGCATGAACCTCTTGCGGAGTATGGGCGAACTCGCCGTTGCTGACCTTGGTCGGAACCTTGGCGATGCTCTCCAATACATCGGGGCCGATGGCCTTGGTCGAATCCGCCGGCATGATGAACGTGCCCGGCTTGAAGCCGCGAGGAATCGAATCGCTCGTCCCAGTGCCTGGGCCACGAATCAGACCTCCGTCCTTGCAGCTTTGTGCCTTCTTGGTGTTGAATCCGCGCACGGCGATGCTCCTTGGGCCTGTTACGGCCAAAATACTTTGGTTGTCTGAGGCTCGTCACTGCGGGTTGCTCGGCGCAAGTCGCTGTCGGGTCGAAGCCCGAAGTAGCGTGTGAAAGCCTGTTCTGCAAGCCCTGCGCGCGTAGGGTCGATGGTGTCTGAATCTGGCCTGCTGAACGCTCGGTGCAGCGCCCAATGCACAAGGTGGCGATGATGCGCAGCGTTGATCTCTGGCCTGTCGGTGTCGCTTGACATTTGGGCCAATGGCAGTCGGTAGCCCTCCAGCAGAACCTTCCCGTCCTGATTCGGAACGGGCCACAAGGTCACTCTGGTGTCGTCCTGAATGATGAAGCGCGGCCTGTCAGCCTCATCGTTTCGCCAGTCTGGCCGGGTGCGCGTCAGTTCTTCGCGCGTGGTCAAGCAAAGCGGTTCGCTGCGCGTCTCGCCCGTCACCTGAAACCGTGGCGCGACAAGCTCGTATAGGCTTGCGTGTAGCGGATAGGTGTTCGTGCCTGCAGTCACTGCAATCTCGCACACAGCTGGCGTGGTGGCGTCGTACAGCAGTCGCCCGCGAATGGCAGCTTCCTGCTCTGCCTCATTGAGCCACTCGGTAATCCACTCGTCGGAGAACAGGTACGGGTTCGGTACGGTGTCCGTCGCATCAATGCGGAACCGGAAAATGAGGTCTTCGAGCGTCATGGCGCACCGTACTGGTCAACCAGCATCTTGACCTTCTGGCGCAGCGTTTCAACCGACTGCCTACGGTCAAGTTCTTGTCCGAAGTTGACGCGCGCATAGCCTTCAAGCGCCACCTTGTCCATGGTCTGAATCACGTTGTCCAGCTCCTGGCGCTGATCGGCCTCGTCGGTGTTTGGCTTTTCCGGCAGGTCGGGCGCTGCTTCGCCGGAGTACGCTGCGATCCGGTACACGGCTGCATGGGTGGCCATCTTCTTGGCAATAGCCTCGGGAACCAGTTGCACGGCGCCAATGCGGCTCCAGTGAATGTAAGTGCCGTACATGCCGTCTGTGTACTGAGCGCGCGGACCGATGTACTCAACGGGCAGGAAACCTGCCGGCGCTGCGTCTTGCTTCTTTGGTCGTGCCATGGGTCCGATCCTTCAAATTAGGGCAGGGGCCGAAGCCCCCGCGTTGGCGCCTATCAGGCAACGCCGACGTTGGTCACATTGACCAGCACATCGGTCTGGGACGCTTTGGCGTTTGCCGCAGCTCCCGTGGTCAGGATGAGGTAGGCATCCTTTGGCAGAACCACCGGGCGAACTCCGGTGTTGTTGGCGGCGTACCGGCCAGGAGTGGCAATCGCCAGAGCCGAGCCGAAGTAGTCATCGTCCTGCGGTACGTCAGTGCTGTCCACGCCGTCCACGTAGGCAAAACCAATCTTGCCCGTCACGGTTGCGGTCCAGCCGGTCGATACCAGGGTTTTGGCATCGTCCAGGCGCATGCCGGCGGGCAGGATGCCCATACGCACAACGTCGCCAGAGGCAACGCCGGTCGCAACATCGGAATTCACGACAGCTCCAGACGAGTTGGTCGTGACCGAATAAAGCAAGGTGGTGGCAGTGCCGTAAGGGGTGCCGGTGGATTGCTTCTCGTTGCCGAGAAAGTTCTTCGTAATGGTAGCCATTTGAATTTCTCCTGATGATGGGAAGATGAGAGCGGGCCGGGTTTCCCCAGCCCTGCACTATCAGACGGCGCCGGCCAGCTTCACAGCCGTGTCGATGGCGATGATGCCGTGGTCGGTGATTTGCTTCTCGTTGCCGTGGTCCACCTCGAAGCGCACTTTCGAGCGCCCGTTGATGGCACCGACCAGCAGTTCCAGCTTGTCATCGTGGTCCAGCTCCTTCTCGCTCCAGAAGAACGGGTTGCCCGTCTTGCGGTGCTTGCCCCATGCCTCAGCCAGCGCTTGGCCACCGAGCAGGATTGCGCGGTCGATGGCGTGCGTGGTGCTGAAGCTCGATGGCACCTTGTCGCCGCTCGTCTCCGTTGCACTGGTGGTCGAAGCGCACCACTTGACCTCATCGCCTGCATAGAAGCGAATTGGCTTGGGCATCTTGACAATCAAGATACCGTTCCACAGCGCCGTGTCGCCGCCCATGAACAGCGGGTGATTGCCGGCCTGCTGCCCGCGCGCAATGGCGTTGGACAGGTAGGTGCGGTAGCCCGTCGTCTGGGTAAATGCCGAATACTGCTCAGCAGAGCACAGCAGCACACGAAGCGGGGCGTCTGCCGCCAACTTGTCGCCATCGAACTCCACAGCAGGGGGTGCAAGCGCCATCGAATCGAGTTGCGCGCGCAGCGAGTCCACCAAGTCGGCATTGAAAACGTCGGTGGTGGCCAACGTGATTTCATTGCCGCTAGCCTTCACCAACTCAAGACCCGTGCCGGTGCTCATAAAGTGCCGGTTGCGGGACGGTGCGCGAACAGGGTTCACCATGATCTGCGCAAAGTCGGGGTCGGATGCCAGCGGCACAGCCCATTCGACGTTGTTGTGAAAGCCACGCGCGCCAGCCATGTGCACCAGCGAGAGCTGATCCTGCAGGCGGTTCATGTAGGCCTCACCCAGCGTGCGAGCGAGCTTGCGCAACTCATGCGGAGTGCGCTGCTGCGTCATCGTGTCGCCGGCAGAAATCGGATAGCGCGCTTGGTTGATGCGCAGTCGGTCCTGGGCGAAGCTCATGGCCTTGCCGTAGCCTTCTGCGTTGTTCGAGCCCATGATGGGCTTGCCGCCGAGGTGGTTCACGAAGTCAAATTCGACTTCATCGCCGGCCATCTTCTGCAAGTCCATGCAGCGAACAATGGGCATGCTCGTGCTGGTCTGCTGACGGATAACGCTCTCAGCATCGGCCTGCTGGGGGAACTTGCCAGTCAGTCGGTTGATGGTGGTGTTGCGCTGCATGTTCGCAGCGAAGAGGCCAGCCGATTGCAGTTTGTTTGCAAGGGGCGAGCCAT